GCTCCGATGGTCTAGATGGTTATGACGTCTGCTTAACACGCAGAAGATCGCAGGTTCAAGTCCTGCTCGGGGTATTTTTATACTAAAAATTAGATATGATATATATGTAATTTTTATGGTTTAAAAGATAAATATAATATCCATTTATAATCAAATGGGAAGTGGTCAAAGTAGTTACAATGTTCCTATGGGAATTGAAATTGGTTATGGTAGCGTTAGAGATGTTGATTCATTACGTTATCCTCTCCGTATGAACATTCACACCAAAATTGCGTCTTTTAAGGATGCAAATGGTGTCATTCACTATGTAGAATTAACGAATGAGCAATTAAATGTATTGAATAATGGTAAAAAAATATGGGTAACATTGAGAAAACATCCGGAAACCGAGGATAATCCAACATTTACTGTTTTAGATTAGTTTAGAGTTATGAGAGAGATATTTTCATTGTAACAAGTTGTAGGTTGCGTATGGTTCTAAAGGGCAGCGAAGCTGTTGCCAGAAGCAATGCAATCTCCCTTTCTAGAAATTGATTTTTTTTTATTTATTGTTTCTTCCATTGTTTAATACAACTATGGAAGAACATGAAACTCATCCACTTACACGTCAACCGTTATATAAGGAAGATTTGGTGAGAAATACTTAATTGAGAGAACAGATTCATGATTTTGTCTATTGAATAACACAAAAATATGATAATTTATAAACTAAATCGCAAAAGCTCACCTACAAAGAAAGGTGTCTTGAAGTTTCACTTCAAACTCATTGGCGGTTCTCTCCTACTTATCATATCGTTTTTATGTCTGATTTGTTTATTGAGTTGTTTGATGTAATCGTTCTGTTCTTGGATCACCTGATTCAGTTCATCTGTGGGAGCGTCGGGATTGTTGTACTCACTGTCAATCCACGGATTCTCCCACGGTTTCAAATAGTACTCACCAGTCTTGTCTCTACAGTATTGGCATTGGAAATCGAAAGCACAACATTCCGGATCTGATCCTAAATGATTCCTACACTTTGGATTGTACTTACACGTTCCCCTTGTGCAACCCTTTGGACAGTTCTTCATATTCTTACCAGATCCCACGCGGACTTTTGTTGGAAGTTCTCTGTATGCTTGGTCGACACTATATTCGACATACTCATAAAGAAAATATGCACCTATTGCCAAAAGTACAACAACAAGTATAATAATTAATAGTGGAAAGTAATTATTCATATAAACTATTATAGATAAAAATTGGCAACTGCAACTTTGTTTTGAGAAGAAAAATTGTCAAATAATAAATAGGTAACAATCGCTCATACGACCATAACATGAATGTTTTGAAAACATATAAAAAAACGAAATACCTAGCTACTTGCAAAAAACACCTTTGTTCAAAGAGGTTTACGATAAAGATAGTGATCAACTGTTGATACCAGAAAAAATCAGTATTGTACAGAGACCTAAATTGGTTAATACAGAAGTGGTATCTTTGCAATAATTGTAATGTGGAGCTCACGTCTGGAAAGATGTTGGATTATGTTAAATTTTTGAGGAAGATGACTTACAGTCAACTAACATGTGGTGGAACAACCGATATTCAAATGTTGAATTTGGTTTGTGGATTGTACTCTGAGAGAATTGGAGAAGACAAAGCGTTTGATATGTTGTATGATGTTTCTCCCGAAACTTTTGCACATGCTTTTGACATGAGATACATAAAGATAAATCGGAAACAGTTGTTCTTGAGTTTCTTCAATAAATTTCACGAAAGAATGGGAACTACTTTTGAAGAAATTTCAAAGTATATTGAAGAAAAGTGTGTACCACTCAATGAAGAAACGTTTTATCGACTCATCTATAATTACGAGGCACATAAAAATCTGTTTAGTATTTTTATGCACTTGATATCGTAAATAAAAAAAATTATAATTTATTATGTTCTTTCTCTAGATAATCAATTCTCAATTCTAATTGTTCGGAATATTTCCTCGATAGTTCATATGTTTCTTTCAATTGATCATATTTTTTTTTTGATTCATTATAATCTTCTTTTAACTGTTCAATATCTTTTTCTAATTTGATAATTGATGTTTTTTTATCCATGCTATCAACTAATTCTTGTAATTCTTTATTATTTTTATTAAGAATATCAATATATTCTTGTAGTATCTTATTGTTCTTTTCTATTTCTTCATATTTTTGAATTCTCTTTTCACATTCCTTATTTATACAATTTATTTCATTAATATCTTTATTTTTAGTGATCAAAGTCAAGAATTCAGCATTTTGATATTCTATTAATTCCCTCAATGTTAAATTTTTTTTACATACTTTTTCACGATCTTCAAGTAAACTATCTATTATTTCATTTCTTGGAGTACTCAATACAGTTGCTGGACAAACTTTCTTCTTTTTAAGATGCTTTATCATATAATTAAATTTATATGTTCCATAAACACATCGTGGATAAATAAATTTCATTTAATAAAAAATATACATTTATTTTTAAATTATTTAGATAATTTTTCACTTTCGTTGATAACTAACAGATCCGCATTTGTATGTAAATTTCTCATATTCTTCTCATATTGTTGAGTAAATTTTTTATTGACTTCATTATTATCAGATTTTTCATCTATAATATCTTTACTTCTTTTCACCATATCCTCTATTACATCTTTTCTACTAAGAATCATCCATTTTTTATCATTGTATACCCTTGCATAAGGTCTACTAACATCTGTTATTCTAACATTCATATTCTCTGGATGATCAGGATTAAAATGTATGTGTTTCAACATTTTTAAAACTGTGTTATTAACAGGTTGTTTAAGCAACATTTCAACAAACTGTTTAGTTATATAGCTCTTGTCCTCATTACCATAATTGTTAATAACAATGTTAATAGTAGCATTATTAATTGTATTTATAGTATTGATAGTATTGTTATTTGTAATATTATTTGTTCCAACTTTATCAATCAATGTTGATACATTATTACATAATTTACTGTTCATCTCTTTCAAACTGTTTATGTGATTATTTAGACATTTATTATCTTCTTCTAATTTCTTCAATGCTTTTTTAAACTTTACAATTTCACTCTTTTTGGTTGATAAATTTTTACTTTTCGATTTATTATTTGGTCCTCTTTTCCTTTTAACACTGTTCATGATGATTTCTTTTGCCTCTTCTCTACTAATATTTCTCAAAAATGGTGTACAAATCTTCACTTTTTCTAAATGTCTTTTGACTTTGTATGGTGTTTTTGCTTCATATCCGCATCTATGACACATATACATTTTTATATGATGTGTAAGATTTTTTTAAGCATTTTGAACGGTTTTTTATAACTTTTTTTTGTTAAGATCAATTATCGACCAATAAAATTTATAAATTATACGATTCATATATCAATATACGCTCTAAAAAAAATAAACCAAAAATATCCTCAAAAAGTGGGAATTGCCTGATTTTTTTCTTGTATAGCTTTTTACCAACAAAAATTAACATTTACTATATATTTTAATCAATAATAGTCTATAAATATAAAGTAATGTTTAAAAATTAGTCTTTAAGAAAATGTCTCAAGGTCATTTTTTACCATTAAAATAATATACACAAACACATATATTATCTTGAATAGTTGTAGTTTAACACATATATATTCAAAATTGGGCTTTTAGACTTTTTCTTATGGACCAAAATGAAATTTTGTGTGATTATTTATCTCTAATTATTGATTATAATTATCAAGTTTTAAAATATTCTTGTAAAAAAATGACCAAGAGAATGCTCTTAAAGCCATTTTTTTTGCCCTTTTTCAGAGGGGTGTGTGTGTTTTAAAAAAAAAAAATTCCAAAAAGTTTTAAAATATGAAAAAAAAAAATTTTTTTTTTTGACCCTTACATAAAAAAAATAGTACCAAACCGTGCAAAAAATTTTATGATTAAAGGGAATCATTTTAGCGATTTTTGGGTTAGTCAGACCTTTTAAGACATCATGAAAAAATATATTTATTTTCAATTTTACCAAAGTGAAAAAAATTAGGCGTTTTTTCTGTCAGAAGTTTTTCGCGACTTTTCACCAATTTTTAGTCCGACTGCATTTTTCAACGTTATTGTATTTTGTGTACATTTTCACTGTCTAAATGTCTAATAACGTTGACCTTATACTGTTTATTTAACGTCATTGAATTTTCTCTCAAAATCGCTGTCAAAAAGCCCAATAACGTTGACCTTATTCAGTTTATTTGACGTTATTGTATTTTCTCAAAAATATAGCTGTCCAAAACATATATAACGTTGCCCTTGTTTTACACAGCCAACGTTATTGAGTCAAAAATGCCGAAAAATTGTCTAAAACATACCGAACGTAGAGCATCTCATATTTTTTTCAACGTTACTAAATCAAAATATAATTAACGTTAACGACGTTTTGACAACGTCCCCCTGTTCGTACAGCTTTTCAAAATTTACTGTTTTTGAAGTACTCAACGTTATGCAAAAAGATGTCGATTAGACGTTATTAGGTTTTTTGACCAAATTGAATCGTAAAAGACGTCAATCTCAATCTATGAACGTTAATTTCGACGTCAAAACATTTCCACAACGCTATGTAATCATTTAACGTTATTGTGTTTAGTACCGGTGTGAACTTTTTGACCTCCGGCCACCCCTCGAAAAAAATGCAACGTTATTGTATTTCAAAACGCGATTTTTGAGACAAAAATGTGACGTACATATGTTTTTCCATAACGTTATGTAGTTCTATAACGTTATGGTATTAAAAATCAAAAATCAACAAAAATGACCAATTTTCGCGAGAAAAAAATTAACGATATTAGATTTTAGTCAACGTCTTTTTCCATATCGTCTACGTTATTGGGTAGTCTTAAAATGCACAACAAGCTTTTTTTGCAAATATTTGCAAATATGTAAATTTAATTATTTCGAAATTATCGCCAAAATCTCACTCCCATACTTCTCCATTAATTTCTTACCAATTCCCTTCACCTCCAACAACTCCTCTTCACATGACGGTTGTCTACTAGCAATACTATCAATAACTTTATTATTCAATATACAATATGCCGGCAAATTCGTCTCTTTCACCTTCTTCATCCGCCACTCAATCAAATCAGCCTTAATCGTCGCCACACTCTTTATACCCTCCGTATTCTTCGGCTCTCTCTTCCTAATCCTCTTAATGAACCTCTTTATAATCTCTATCGATTTCCTGATATCCACATTGTTCATGTCATACCAATCATTACCATCTCTATTCACCTTATAATATGTTCCCCAACCACTTCGAGTGTCATGTTCACTAATATATCCACACTTCTCAATATTCTTGATCTTCTTCTTGATACTATCCACACCAAACCCAGAAAATACACCAAATGTCTCTAGTGATTTCATATAAGGTGTCAACTTCTTACTTTTACTTCCCTTTAACAACATCGACAAAGAGGACATTCCCAAACCTGATGATATATGTCTCAGTGTATCGATGACTACGAACCTACATATGATTGAGTTCTTGTTCATATTCATCAGTTTTTCCAAATTCGCAACACTCTTCATCTGACAATTATCACACTTACCACATTTCTCAATTTCATCACCAAAGTACTTACATATATACTTCATACGACATTCCCCAGTCTTAATAAACCCTTCCAGCTCGTTGAGCTTATTGTAATCCATCTTCCTCTTTGCTTCATCTCCACCGTAATCCTCTTGTTTAATGAAGTATCGATTTGTTGAGAAATCCCTCTTTGACCAGAACACATAACAATCCACTGGACTACCGTCTCGACCACCTCTACCAATCTCTTGGTAATAAGACTCGATATTCTTCGATATACCATAATGAACAATCAAGTGAATATTCCTATCATCAATACCCATTCCCCAAGCAATAGTTGCCGAAATTACTTTCAACTTATTGTTCCTATAATCAACTTGTACTTTCATTCTGGCTTCATCATCCAATCCTGCGTGATAGTGTTCACAATTTATCTTATGTGATTTTAATCTAGTTGCAATAGACTCTGTGTCCTTTCTCGTTTTACAATACACAATGCATTTTGATCCTTCACCAAGTTTTTTAATGAATGATGCAATTGTGTTCACATCATCTATCATCTTTGTTTTGTCGTAAACCTTGATTTTAAGGTTCTCTCTGTATAATGATTCTTTAATAATGACTGGGTTTTCTAACTTTAATTTTTCTGATATTTCATCCAACATCTGTTCAGTTGCAGTAGCTGTTAATGCAAGTAGATAGATGTTTCTTTTGTATTTCTTGATCCAATCCTTTATCTGGTACAAATTATTGTAATCGTTTCTAAAAGTGGACCACATACTAACACAGTGAACTTCATCAATTGCTATCATAGATACAACATTGGACTCTATCATTGATTTGATATAGAATCCATAACTCAAGAAGGATTCTGGCGAGAAGTACATAATATAGCTTGTTTTACCACTCATGAGATCCTTGTATTTGACCTCTCCATTCTTGAACGGTTTATGATTACTATTGAAAACTAGCGTGTTTATCTGTTTATTCTTAAGTTTATCAGCTTGGTCTTCCATTAAAGATATGAGGGGAGAGATAACAATAACATTCTTACCTTTCAAAAGATGGGGAACGATATAACATAGACTCTTACCATAACCCGTTGGTAGGATTCCTAGAGTGTCTCGTTTCTCTTTCTTCAAAAAGAGATTTATAATCTCTTTCTGCTTTGGTTTCAACTTTTTTATTTCAAGTTTTTTAAGAATTTCAGTAACACTAACTTTTTTAGTCATTATTGTGATAATAATATATCTGAAGTTAGTTTTAAGTATACAAGAATCAATTTTTTATTTTTCTTTGATAAAATATGAATCATAGAAGATATTTTGGTATTGGTTGGTAAGGTAAAAAGTTATTAAGTGTTGGATAATTGAAATCTTTTTCAGTGTATTCTTTAAAATATGATACTACATTCATTGGAAATACTAATCCGTCCAATTTAGGGAATCCTTTTCTGACAGGTTCTATATAGTATTTGAATAGATCTGTGTATGTGTGATCAGAATACTTGAACTTTCCCAAATGTTCACTTATAATATCCAAATTTTTGTCAAAACTGTTTCCATTGATATTTCCAGAATCTGGTATTACTCTTGTCCAATCTTTAACAAATGATTCTAAACCGGATTTATCTTTTGCATTTCTATGGTAATATTTCAAAAAGGCTTCAAATAGTCCATAAATAGGTGCTATATTGGTGCGGTGGTAGATAACTTTGATTTTGTAGTTGTTCTGTTTAAGAAGTTTTGTTATATAGAAGTTTAATATGACTTCATCTATACCATAACGAAAATCTTTCAGACTGTTGTTGTTTCTATTCTTGTATATGATCTCTCTGTGTATATCATCGAGGAGTGATACCAAATTGTTGAAATCCTTATTCTTATAATCAATGAGATTATTGAGTAGAAGATCCCAATATTTATGTTCAAATTTGACCTTACTTGCTATCATACCCATACTGAAATAGAATTCTCTTTTTTTGTGAAAAGTCACAGCTCTGTCCTGTGGACTGAATTCACTTGATATACCGAAGAAATCATCTTCTGATTTCTCGAAATCTTCCAAAAGACCTGAATAATATCTGTTTATCAAACTATCTGCATCGAACAGAATAATCATCTTAATTTTATCATTCTTTGTGAATAGAGGATAGAGTCTTACAATTGTACCGAATAGATTACGATGTGTACCATCTTTCATAAATTTTTGACACTTGAACTTAACAAATTGAACCTTTGGATTGTTCTTATAAGTTTCAATAAAGAGTTTCCATGCATATTTTCCCTTATATTTGAAATCGAATAGACTATCATCGTAATGAATTCTGATTATCCAATTATTTGGTAGATAACCCAATTCCAATAATCTTATATTTGTTGTTAATGAATCAAGAAACCCAACCTGTCTGATATACGATATATCTTTGTCTCTATCTCTTTGATGTGTAATGTATTTACGTTGATAGAAGATAGAGAAAGATATGACCACATACTCATGGTCTGGTTCAGTGTATTGATTTTCGAATACACAACTCATATTATAATATAAGATTATATAAAAAATGATTTTTTTTATTTGTAAAAAGATCATTGTATAGAGTATAATAACATGATTACCGAAGTTTACACAGACGGAAGTTGTTACAATAATCAGGCAAGAAACAAGAGTAATACAGCTGGTGGTATTGGAGTTTTTTGGGGAGATAATGATCACAGGAATCTATCTGAACCCTTTTATATCAAACCAATAACAAACAATAGAGCGGAAATATATGCAATTATCAAAGCTATAGAGATATATTCGGTCAGTTATGATCAAAAGTGTAAAAATCAGACTTTACAAATAAATTCGGACAGTAAATACGTAATTGATACTATGACCAAATGGTTTAAGGGTTGGAAGGCAAGAGGATGGAAGAAATCGGATGGTAAAACACCGGAGAATTTGGATCTTCTTTGTCATTTGGATATGCTTATGGAGAAGCACAAAAAATGTTTCAGAATATTTCTCAACAAAGTGAAAGCACATAAGAGTGAACCAAGAGATAAGAGTTCAAGGAAACATAAGGATTGGTATGGAAATATGAAAGCTGATCTGTTGGCAAATTTGGGAAGTCAGAAGTATAAATCTAAAAAGTATTGTGACAATTAAGAAATTAGGAAATAAAAAAATTTATTTTTTCGATATTTTAGTAAAAAAATTTTCATAAAAAATAAAATATGCTTATATATTAGTTATGAAGAATCAATTATTTCGTAAAATGCCATCAAGGGAATTTGTTGAAAATTATCTAAAATTATTTATCCCCAAGGGTTTTGATCAATATTACCAATTCTATCGACAGAGCATTGCTGACAAAAATATTTTAGAGAAGATGAAATTACCGTATTTTAAGAACAATTTTGAAAAATACTACTTACCATGTAAGTACAAAAAGTATTTTCCAGATTTGGATGATAAGAAGTGTATAACAATTCTTCGACAACTTTTGAAAGTTTATGGGTACAACATAGTATCCAAAGAGAAGTATGAGAGAGGAAAGAAGAGTTTAATTTATAATATTATGAAGAATTTCACAGTTTTGAAGAAAAAGAAAATAGAAAATTTAATTTTATTTTTTGATTAAAATATTTTATATATATATATAATTAATGAGTAATTCTACAAGCAATTTCACTACAGGTTTAGCAAATAGAATTAATGAATTAAGTAAAAAAGGCGATATTGGAGAGTTAGACAGATCACTCGGAGAACAACCTCGTACAAATAGTGTACAACAGTATCAACATAACAATGATATTCAACATCAACAGTCTGATAATGATATGCAATATCATCATACAAACAATGACATGCAATATCAACAGACTGATAATGATATACAAAATCATCAACACAATAATGGTATGCAACATCATCAACAGACTGATAATGATATGCAACATCATCAACACAATAATGGTATGCAACATCAACAGACCGACAATGGTATGCAACATCATCAACACAATAATGGTATGCAACATCAACAGACCGACAATGGTATGCAACATCAACAGACCGACAATGGTATGCAACATCAACAGACTGATAATGATATGCAACATCATCAACACAATAATGGTATGCAACATCAACAGACCGACAATGGTATGCAACATCAACATACTGATTCAGGAAAAAATAAACCTAATGATTTTGTATCATATTTATCAAATCTGAGGAAACAAGTATTTGGTAATAATTCTCAACCATCAACAAACAATAACAATCAACAAAATAGTAATAATAACCAATCGGAGAACAATAACAACAATCAGCAGAACAATAATCACAATCGACAGAATAATAATCACAATCAACAGAATAATAATCACAATCGACAGAATAATAATCAACAGAGAAATAATAATAATCAAAAGAGAAATAATAATAATAATCAAAAGAGAAATAATAATAATAATCAAAAGAGAAATAATAATCAAAAGAGAAATAATAATAATCAACAGAATAATAATCACAATCAACAGAGAAATAATAATCAACAGAATAATAATCACAATCAACAGAGAAATAATAATCAAAAGAGAAATAATAATAATCAAAAGAGAAATAATAATAATCAAAAGAGAAATAATAATAATCAAAAGAGCAACAATAGTAATTTGAATGTGAACAATGTTAATAGGAACTTAGGAGATGTTCATAATGCAACCAAGAATCACTTTTTCGTTGGGTACAAATTGGATAACAATACATTGAATGCTCTTAAAAAGATCCAGAAGAACTTTTTGAGGAAGTACAAAGTCAATAATGTTAAGAGTGTTAGAACATTCCATATTAGATTTGTTTATTTAGGATATGTTAATGATGAGATTGCAATTGAGTTTTTCAATTATCTCGTTCCACTTTTGAACGCTGTTGGTAACAAGTTTGCACCATTGAACTGTTCTCTTAAACAGTTGTCTTTTGAGGGGAAGAACTCTGTCTACAATAAAGTTGTTCTTCAATTCAGTAACAAGTATTTGAAATTGATTAAGGATTATATTAGAACTTATGGAACTGACAAAGTTTTCAACAACTATGTAGACAATGTTAAAGATTTACATATCAACATGTTCACTTTTTCAAAAGCGGACAATAAGAATAATATGAACAATATTAAACAGGGTGTGCAAGATTTTAACATCAAACAGACTCAGTTCAATATCGATAAGATTGAACTCCTCAAAGGAGAAACAACCTTAGTAAGACCAGGTCAACCATCAAAGGATGACGAAATGTTTATAAATGTTATGGATAAGTATGTCAGAAATTTCAGAGGAAATCTTAATTAACTCATTTCACCACCCGATGCCTTCATCTCTGCTTGTAATTTATTGTTTGCATGTTGATATTTATTATTTATCTCTGCAATATTATCAGTATTCGTTTGTATCTCCTCTTGAAGAGATCCATACTTCTTTTCCAAAGAATCATACTTATTATTTAAATTTGTAATAAGTACTGTTAATTGTGATCCACTATCCAATTCTCCACACTCTTCAGGACAAATCAATCCTTCAACAATAGAAAGTTCATTACGCTTTCTCCATGCGACAATCAAACATACCAAAACAACAACCAAAATACATATTAATAAAAGTTTCAACATATTTTTATTAATAATTACATAGATATTTTTCCAAATTCAGCATTGAAGAGCGGATATAATAGTTTCTCCCTCTTTAACCACTGTACCAACGGAAACATGAATACTTGTTATCATTCCTATCATATTGGACTTCATATTCGATTTCACTCTGTTACTATCAACTATTTTACACAATTTATCAGTGAATTTTATATTGTCATTCAGTTTAACATATATCTCTTTTACAACACAATCAAATGGTGCTTTGATATGATGTATATTGACTATATCATTCGGTATGGATCTATTATGTATCTTCTTCTCACTTTCATATATCTTAATCTTCCGGCTCTTCTTCTCAATAAACTTTTCCAAACCACTATTGAAAAAGTTCCTATACTCACTTATATTGAACTCTGCTTCATCTGTATCCATAAAATATTTTCCGTTACGATTATGATCTAAAATTGAATTGAATGAGTTGTTGTTTATCATTTTAAACATAACTGTATCAAAACGATTCAAGATAAAATTCAACTTCTTATCTGTTAGGGGTATCGTTTTAGCAACAATTGCACCACTTCGCACACCTTCATTATAATGAATATTGCAGAAGAAGTTTCCAAAACTTATAGTTCCATTCTCTGCCACTTGATTTATATCTCTCTTAACAAGTATAACTCGATCAACTGGATTGTGTGGTATTAAACAGATTGTTCCTGGATTCACACTGTTTATATCAACAACAAAGAACTTCATTCTCTCAATAAAATCCTTAACATCATCAATATCATCTATCTCATTTATCTTAAGTAATGATACCACATATTTCTTATCCAAAAAATACTTTTTATCCAAAACAACAGGTAGTTTCACAACACGCGTCATCACACTGTTCTTATGAGATATCTTCTTCTCCAAACTGTATAATGTCATCACGATCTTATCAATATCATCACCGTCAAATTTTACAATATATGATGATAATCCAAAAAGAGCATCTAAACAAATCTCATTCTCAATCAGTTTCTGTCTAAATCCAAATTCAACAAACATATTATCCCTCAATTTATTATTTACATCTAAACTGTACTCAACAATAAGATGCCGATCTCCCATCAATCTACACTCAACACCAATCAAATTAATTTTGTCAATAAAAGATAGAAGAACAGTTTTTGTTCGCTTTATTCCATCAAGATATCCCATTTTTCTGTAAACAACATCGGATTTATTGAAAATATTATCAATACCAACTCTTCTATTTATAGCATAATCCAAACTCACTTTCTGAAAGTTTAAATGGGATTTATCCTTTACATAATTAAGTTTCCAATTATCTGAACTGATAACTGTCATTATTGAGAAACCCTCATGGTAATCGTAATTGTCATTAATCACAATTAACAATCCACTCTTGTTAAAAATAACTGATCCTTTACAATATCTCTTCAAAATTGAACATTCCACATTGTATTTCTTATACAGTTTTCCATAATACTTATTAACCAATAGAATACCCTCACTACTCACTTTCTTTACAGACCATTTCAATTTATAAATGTGTTTAATCATTTTTGGATCGAATTTATCAGTGAATGCAGATTCTATAACTTTCAAGTCGTAATTTGTATAAAATGCAGGTAAGAGGAGTTTAACATTACTATTTTTTGTTATCATGTTTTTGGGTTTGTTAAACATGACATACCCATTATTTATAAGTTTGCTGTAATCTGATATTCTTTTGGATAAATTTAATTTGATACCATTAGAAAAAGCAATATAATTCAATCCATAATTATCCATCTTGATAATCAATTTATCCATACATTTCATCTCAATAATAGAGTTCAATTTACACTGTTTATCGTTCACACTTATATTTGTACTATCAGATCCAGTAATTGTAATAAATGTTCGGTTATAAATAATAAAACAAACTTCTGTACCAGATATCTCCAAAACAGTAGAACTCTTCTCATTACCCAATATGAAATTTGCCAATTTAGCATTAAATGTATCTCTAGGATGGATATCATAAATGTTTCTGTTCATACATTGTACAATCTCTGAGCTTTGCGGATTTTTAAAAAATATGTCACAATTCTTCTTATTCTTAATATAAAAGAAGTATGTATTGTTCTTGTTGTATATATTGTATATTACATTGCTGGAGTAATTCGCTGTGCTGGAATTCGCTGTGCTGGAATTCGCTGTGCTGGAATTCGCTGTGTCAAACCGGTAAACAATCTCCTTAAAATATAAATTTTCACATTTTCCAAGCACACTTACCACATCATCTCCCCAATGAACGTAGCATTTTGAAAAGAAATTTGTTTTTCCATTGTGAATTCCAAAGAAAGGGAAGAAATTTCCATAATTCAGTGTAATTTCATTTATTAAAAGTTTCGGAGTATCATTCTGTTTCACACTATTGTAAACACCATTCTCAAATTTAAATTTATAAATATCGAATTCATGTACATCTTTCAAATAATCAGCAAAGTGGAAAAGTTTATCGGACATCAATAATCTATAGAAATTGACATATGTTCCATTCAACATGAATTCGGCTATACCAAAGTTCACTCCAAATTTCCTAGAAATTTTTTCACAATCCTCTTTCATCAAATCATTAATAAATATTGATGGTCTCTTCATTATCACATTAAACTTCAATATGGTAAAATCAATATCGAAACTGTCCATCACAATGAATTCACCATCATCATTTATGAAAAACATAATTGCAACCTTTCTAAAATTTTCGGGAATCTCTTGTAAATAGATGCTAGAGTTATAATCGAAAAAATCGATGAAGTTTTTAATGTAATCCCTGTAATCTATAAATTCACCTGGACTATTTATTCTCAAAAGAACGTTATCATCAGATTTTAAAAGTTGAGGAAAACATCTCTCTAAAGACTCAATAACCAAATTGTTATAATCAGCTAAAACATTTGTTCTTATCAATATGGGTATCTTAAGAGTGTACCTAACAGTTCTCTCTATTGAATAATCATCTTTGAAGAATATTTTATCGTTCAATACATTTATATCATTGTTTACACACTCTTCGTAAAAATTCATATCTCGAGATTCTCCATCACAAACATAAATATTGTTAATATCGTTAGTTTTCAAGAAAGATATAACATTCCTTTTTTTTGGTATTTTAAAAATACTCATTCTATTCTCAAAATACTTCTCAATATAATAATTATCTCCTAATATAAGTATTTTGTTCATTAACTATCAATTAACCCCATATAATCTTTATGTTAATCCAATATTTCCTCCAAAGATTTCCCCAAATTGGGTTTTATAACAGTTTCAACTCTTGACTTTATCATAAACGGTTTTAACATCTTCAATATTCCCATTAAAAATGACGATTCTTTCAGAAAGTATATTTTGTAAATTATAAATTCAAGAAGCCCCCTATTATTCTTAAAAAACTGTAACTCCTTCTTTATAATCTTCATCAACTTACTCTCTATTAAATTAACATCTATTATCAAAAACATCTTCCTATTCAACTCTTTATAAGTGTCATTGTAAAGTTTTAATAAGTCTGTCCTATAATTAATGTAATCTTTTTGATAATCTTTACTCACAAGTTTTACATAGAGTATAATCTTGTCATCACTATTGTAAAGTTCAAAAATATGGTAGATGTTATTGCCAACAAGTTTTAACATAATATATACATAACTAAAAATATTTTAATAAGTAATAACCGAAACTGTCATAAATGAGTATTTTAGTAGTTATAAATGAGAAGAGTGGAAAAGGCAAATCTAGAGAATGTATTGATAAACTTTATGAGAAAGGAACGAAGAGTGACTTTACATTACTCATAACAAAATCCGCTGAAGAGTTGACAGATTATTTAGAAGAAAACAAGAATTTCGAACTTATTATTGTTTCTGGAGGAGATGGAACTATTTATCAAATGATAAATTCCAAGAGTTACTCATCGATTCCCATCTTTCATTATCCAAGTGATCTGGAAATGGATTTTACACATCTATTGCAAAAGAGTGTAATATAAAATCTGTAGACGAATTTCTAGATCTCATAGTTTCCAAAAAAATACACCACAAAAGATATGGACTTAATGACTATTAATACATCCAACAAATCAACTAAAGCATTCCTTAGTGTAACTTGGGGTTTTTAGCAGATTTGGATATAGAGACAGAGAATAAGAGATGGATGGGATATTCAAAATTTGTGTATGGAACTTTACATAATATATGGAGAAAGAGATATTATAGAGGACACTTAGAATACACAACAGTGGATGGTTTGAACATATTCTTCACTAATAACTTCGTTATGTTTTTGGCGAGTAATCTTAGTAATATAACAGGGAATAGTTTTTCATCTCCTAAGTCTGTTAGTGATGACAGATGTATATATCTCACCTATATCCTAGCACCTATATCTAGATGTGCTTTATTGAGAATTATGTTGAGTTTTGATAGTGGTAAATACATTAATCATCCAAATGTTTGTTACATAGCCTGTAAAAAATTTTTGCTACAAACAGAAAATGGATTAATTGTTGTTGATGGTGAACCAATAACTGACAGATCAGTCAATGTAGAAATTAACAACACTAATATTCTAAAAGTTATCGGTATGTAGTAAACCCGTTATTCTTGAAAATAATCTATTATAAATATAATGAGTAACGATTTTGATTATTATATGAAAGTGTCAAGTATATATGCATTATTGATTTTTGTTAGTATAATATCAATAAGTATAAGTTCACCTGAAACATTAAAAGTCGCGTTAGAATTTCTTAAGAGTAAGAGATTCATAACACATTTCTCACTCATTTTGTTAATAATTGTTCTAATAAATTTCAAAATGTATAAACTCAAACAAGATGGCAACAACAATGCAAGAAAGAGATTGAAGAGTGCGTTAGAACAGGCTTTTGTTGCTTTTCTAATCGCTATTTTTGCAAGATTGGATATAGTTTTCCTCCCATTCTACTTTGTTTTTGTTCTCGTGTATTTTGTTCATCCCAATTTAGAGAATAAATCATAAAACTATCTTCTTTTCAATTCTGTTTTCGAAACTCTTATTGTGAGATATGAACATACCTATCTTATTTCCCTTCTTCAAATAGTTGATTATATACTCATGGATCTTAACAGCTGTTTTCACATCGACTGCAGATAATGCCTCATCAAATATGTACAGTGATTTATTATCATTGTACAATACTCTGGCTATTAACACTCTCTGTTTCTGTCCATGAGATAACTGTGTACCATTCTTATTAATATTTGGTAAATTCAACAATTTAACCAGTTTATCTAATCTCTTCTTATTATATGGTTGATCCAGAACGATATTATCCTTGATAGATGTGTTGAACAATATAATTGTTTGAGGAACTACTGATATCTGTTGTCTGAGAGATTCCAACTCAATATCCTTAATATTCATACCATTAATCAATATCTCCCCTTTCTCAATATCGTACAGTCTACATAATAAGTTTATAATGGTACTCTTACCCTTACCAGATTTGGCACTCAGAGACACTAAATCACCACGTTTCAAAGTGAAATTCATATTGTTCACAACAATTCTTCCATCAGCGAATGCATATGTGACATTTTTAAACTGAACTGTTTCTATTGGTCCGATTTTGATATTCTTACTCTCTTTTGGTTTTATTAACCATACAGGACATATCTTCTCGATGTGTTTAATATTCTGGTATTTATCTGTAACTACGCTACACAACCTGCTAATATAGTCCGATATTTTGAATATCTGTAATATAGAGAATACTCTCATTGATATTGGCATACTTTTAATTTTAATGATGATGAATAGATTAATGACAACAGTGATCGTGAATATAATAGACGGTCCATCATAAATCCAGAAATCGAGATTTCTGAACTCCGTACCCTTCTTATTTCTCAACTCGAAAAGTTGTTTCAATCTATCATTTATCATATACTCTAACGAATTGTACTTGATATTCCATATGTTCAACATAACATTCTGGAACGACTTATTAAATTTATGATACTCTACCAAATACGATTTCCATCTCTCTTCCAATTTCTTCACAACAAATTTGATATAGAAGTATATAACCACACAACTTATAATAATCGATATACTGATAATAGGCATTTTTATAAAGAATATACCAACACTTATGATAACTGTTAAGATTCTCCAGAAGAAAGAGTAGTAAACACTCTCTGTGAAGAATCGAATGTGTAAGAAAGAATCATTCAATGTTGTCAAAACATCTTCATTATGCTCTTTTATCTCTTTGAAATTAGCTGAAAAGAATATATTCAAGAACTCATCAAAGAATCTTTTACAATAATCGTATATCTCTTTATTGACATATTTATTCAAGAAGAAGAGTGATATGAAATCGACTGCAACCAGTGCAATATAGAAGAATAGATCGATTATCTTTCTGTTCTCAACAATTTTACCAGTCAAGTAACTAATTGCTACTTTCATACTACCAGTGAAAACCGATAGAATAAAAATAATGATCAGTTTCTTCTTGTCAGTGAAAAGTTTCTTGAAAATATCATTGAAACATATCATTATATATATATATATAGAACAGATTTTTCCATATCAATGAACATAAAAAGATATATTAGTGATTATAGAATATGAGTAAGATGAAAATTCACTTAATACTTCCAGGAGGTGGTGTAAGAGGATCGTTCCAGGGAGGATTTCTATATATTTTAACGAAGTTTTTCCCAGATTGTTTCGATTTCGTTAAGATAGACAGTGCATCAGCTGGTGCTCTTAATGGTTCTGGATTGTGTCTGAAACTTTATGATGAACTTAACAGTTTCTGGTTAAACTTCACATCGATAAACGATATATTTGCACCATATTCATCAATACCTCTTATTGGTACACTTGTAAATGCATATTCGGGTTATTACAATATGGGATTGAGTACCAATATAAAACTGGATAAGTATATTGATACTTTTTTCAAAAAAAGTGATCCTGATAAAACAGAATTGGAAAAAATAAATATTGTTGTTACAAACCTTAATACATCCAGATATGAGTACATTAATGGTACAAATCCCAATTTCAAATCTTTCCTCAAAGCATCCGCATCACCTTGGATATTGACATGTCCAACTGTTATAGACGGTAAATCGTACACTGATGGATCACTTTTACAACAATTTCCAATAAAGAATATTGGAAAGGTGGATTGTGACAAAGTTCTCATCATAGGAGTTGATACACAATATTTCAAACATATGTACTCAGATATAGGCAGTAATCTGTTCGGATATATTAATAAAGTCCTAGATGTGTTGTATTTGCAATGTAATTTGGAGAACTATCTGAAAATCAAGGAGTTTGATCACAATAGTGATAAGGTGTATATTGCAAAATACGATTTGAACTTCTCACCACTGGATTTCTCACAGGACAATATAAATAGAGGTTTGCAACATGGCAAAACAGAAGCCATCAAGTTTCTTCTCAACAATGTGAATCTGAAAAAGTATTACAAAGTTTCGCCACATTTGAATGTTGAATATTAGCAAATAAATATATAAACATTATCATAATATGGACACTAAACTTCAGGAACTCATTAATAATTGTAATAAGATGGACAAACTTATGCAAACAACTGGTGACAACAGTGCGAAATCGATAAAGAACGATATATATCCAATCATTCTAGTTAATAAAGCAGGATTCGATATTAAACTTTATACTCTCCAATGCCCAACAGAACCAAGTCTTCACATAAATATAGCAGAGGGTTTAGAATTTTTGTTCGATTGGGGTAAATCCATTGGTCATTTGATAGTGTGGGTTGCGTATTTGTACACAAATCATAAGTTTGATGAAAAATTCGATTGGAAAAGTAATGCGAAGGAACAGCTTAAGTTTATCAACAAAACAATAGATGGATTATACCTGATTTTTAATAAATTGGTGAGTATAAACAAGAAAGTAATAACAAAGAACCCACATGATGTACCAATTGAGTTCTATATGAGTATAGAGTCTTATATAGATAGTGCACAGAAGGTGTTGGTTGGATTCAAGAGTTTTATAATGGATAGATTGATAGATTCCAAATTGGATAAGTCACATGTGGACGATCTCATTAAGATTGTATCTGATTACGCAAGTTACTCGATGTATTCCATAAACTTTGTCATCATAAGTCGTGGAACAAGAATACTTACAAAGTGGAGAGAGAAACTTGGTAGAGAGGAGTGGGACAAATTACAAGTTGTTATATCTGCAGGTGTTCCAGAGAGTGGTAAGTACGGTAGTACAAGAGGTAACTGTTATGATGGGAACTTTATGGCTGTTCTGTTTAAGAATTTAATGAACTTGGATAACTTCAGTAATAGAGTTTATATTGTTCCGAAAGGTGAAATTAAGATTGAAAGTGTCAACAAAGTCATATCGGAATATCAAACTGCATATAGAATAGCTACGAATAAGGGATTCAATCAGACCTACAACATTTATACGAAGATGTTGAAGAACAGTTTGGAAGATGGTGAGAAAGCGTTGACTTATAATTTCACTAATTTGGCGGTTCAACAGTTGCTCTCTGTAAAAAATTCAGAATGAGCTTTTCCACTAATTTAGGTTTTGTATTCACAATAAACTGACCAACATTAGATATTTCAATTAAATGAGAGTTAGGTATTGCATTTCGCAAAAATAACATAACTGGTGGTGGTGTCTCTTTACTATTTATACTACATATCAAAAGTGTATCACATGCCACTTTCTTCATCAACTCTCTATCATCATCATAAGCGATCTTCTCAAAGAAAAGTTTTATTGTATCCTTTCCAGCTTCTTGTGTCATTGGTGTGAATCTATTCATGAGTTCATTGAACTTTTTGTAGGATTTTGCATCTTCAAAATCGAAATCTCTCGAAAGTATGAGAGATGTTATCTTCCTTATTGAACTATTATTAATCATATTTATAAAATCTTGGAGGCTCTGTTTGGTGAATCCCCATTCCCAATTATTAGATTTCATAAATTTTGGAGAACTATTAATAATAATCATTTTATCAATCTTGTCAGAGTGACGGGAAGCGAATCTCAAAACACCATGTCCACCTGATGCAAACCCAACAATATTCGCTACACTAATTCCAAAATGTTCATAAACATGGAGAATATCATCTACATACAGTTCTGTTAAATCATCTACATCCTCTGGAACTTTTGTTGATTTACCATATCCTCTCAAATCTATATATATATTTGTGAATTGTTTATTCAACCGTTTACTATTCATTTGATGTATCCACTGTTTACAATTGAGTGGTAATCCATGTATCCATATACAATATCGTCCAGACAATGGATAATCGCCATACACTTCATAATAGATTTTCCCACTGGAACTGACATCAATATATCCACAATTCGTCATATACTGTAATAAATTATATGATATCAGATAAATGAACACATGTAAATATCCAATACCAATAAATCCTAAATTGTCACATGATTCAGATAATGGACTCTTAAAAATTAATCAATATCTACAAACACAAGGTGCAAGAAAAGCCAAAGTCTTTACAATTAATGATGAAACATTTATAGCTGTACCACAATTGGCAACAGATATAATGGATAGATGTACAGATCCAAATATAGATGGTGGAAATAGTGATTGTTCTGTAAGAATTTTCAAATATACTGATGGAAAGTTTGATATCTATCAAGATATTAATTTACATGGAAATGAGGACATCGATTTTTTCACAATAGGTGATAGAATATTTTTGGCAGTTGCATGTATAAGAGATGGAGAATTGAAAGGGTATAATGACATGTCTGGATTTAATTATCAAGTTGATTCATATGTGTTGGAATGGTTACAGATAGATGAAAAGTTCAAAGTTTTCCAAAAGATTCCAACGGTCGCTGCTAAAGGTGTTCATTTTTTTGAACTTGAAGGAGATACATATTTGGGATTTGCACAGGGAGTGACAATACCAGGTAATCAGAAGGACTCTTTCATCATGAAGTGGAATGGTGAACAATTTGAACAGTTTCAGACATTGAAGAGTTCATGGGCATATGAGATAAATACATTTCGTACAACAACAAACAATTTTTATTTGACATTATCTGATAATTCTGCACCATCATGTATGTACAAGTGGGATAACAATCAGTTCACACTTATAAATAATAATTTTCTGGAAGGAGGTAGAAGTTTTACACATTTTATTGTGAATAATAAAGATTATCTCTTTTTTGCAAATATTGATGACAGTTCTGTTTTGTATAGTTTTGAGAATGACAAACCTTTACCAATTCAGACAATCTCTGTGAAAGGTGGAACAAAACTAACTTATACAACAATAAATAATACCATGTACTTCATGTTTGTTAGATTTTTAGTTGGAAAACAGCAAACAGATCATGTGCACACATTGAAGTCTTATTTGTATCAATGGTCTGTACAAAATGAAAAACTGGAAGAGATAGACAGTGTGACAACATTTGGAGGAAATTTATCAACATTTTTTGTGGTGAATAATAGTAATTATTTAGTTATTGCTAATTCACTAACACCAATTCCGAATGAGAGATTTTCCGTTAATTCTGTGGTGTATTCATTTGAACCAAAACAAGAAAGTTATTATTGCAATTTAATGTAAAAAAAATTGGAGAACATTCAAATTGAATTATTCACAATGTGTATTATTATTTTTTATTATTATATATATAATGAGTGCAACTTTAATGTATAACAATATTTACAATACAACATTCAATAGTTGTAATTGTGCATGTAAGAGATTTATAAAATGTTGTAAAGTGAAAATTGTAAAGGATGTGTCGGGAAATATATCGAGTATTGTTGTTAATAAGACAAATTCCGTAAATATAGTAGATGGTGAACTTGGCATAGCAACTATAATTGTTCAAGGACGGGATTTAAGATCAAATGAATATTTATTTGTTAAAGCAGATACTGAATCAGGTGATGCAGTTGTATGGGTGTATTATAAAAATTCAGGTGTTTTAACTTTAGGTAGAACAAATACAGGAAAAGCAAAAATATTCAAATGTTTAGGATTGAAAAAAACTTCACTATTTGGTGATGGTAAAGGAACTCTCGTTAGAAATGGAAGAGTTGTTAAGGAAAATGTTAAATTTACAGTTGATCGACTTATGATTGTTGCTTAAAGTAATATTTTTATTTATGGTATATTTATATGTATATACCAGAAACTTTTACGATAAATTTAGATTCATCACCTGATCAAAGATGGAAAGATGTTGTTGATAGATACAAAGATAGATTTCCACGAGTTATACAAGAGATAGACAGAATTCTTGCTAGTTCTGGTTATCTTGGAACTGTTGCATTGTGGCTCTGTAATGTTTTCACATTCTTTGGGTCGATTATGTACAAAGAGGAGTTGAAGAGTATTGCTAGAATGGCGGGGATACCATTGAATAAACTTATATTGATGCAGATATGTTACGAGATGTTTTCTGCATGTACAAGTCTTGTTATGAAGAGATCAGATGATACAAATGTTCATTTTAGAACAATGGATTGGGAGATGGATTTCTTGAAGGATCTCACAATAAATGTAGATTTTACGAGAAATGGAAAAACAGTGTTTAGAGGAATAACATGGGCTGGATATGTTGGAATTGTTACAGGAATGAATTGGGATTATTCTGTAGCTTTGAATTATAGAAGAAGTAATGGAACATTGATGAAGAATGTTATGAGAACCATGGCTATGAAGTGGCCGGTGGGTTATCTTGTTAGGCATACTTTGGAGAATAGTTCGAATGGATATGAGGAAGCTTTGAATATTTTCAGTAAGTACCAGTTGATATCACCATGTTATATAACTCTTTGTTCAGCAGATCATGATGCGACGGTTATAGTGAGAGAGTGTGATAGGGTTGCTAGAGTTAGGTATTTGAATTCGATGGAGTATATTGTTCAGACAAATTGTGATGATGAGAGAGACCCGAACAATATTATGTGGAGTCATGAGAGAGTCGCGAAAGTTAGGCAGATTATGAATAGTTTCAGAGTTGATGGTGCGTCTGTTAAAAATATTTTTTGAGGCATTTGATGGAGAACCAATTATAAATTCATATACAATTTATAAATCTGTTTTGATTCCAAAAGAGAATCTATTGAAATCGTATGTTGTTTAAAGATTACGGATGTAATAAATTTATGAATATTGTCAATGATAATAATAATATATTTGGTGTGTTGAAGAGTTTGAGGACAATCAATTATGATTTCAAAAATGATCCAGAAGACATTTTCGAAATACTTGATGAGTCATTACAAAGTATATATGACAATAATATAGAGTATAGTGAAGAATACAAATGTAAATTGTTGAAAGAGTATATATCGAAAAGAAGTGATGGATTATTAGAAAAAGATGACACAGATTTCTCTTCATTTGCATGTTATGCTTGTTATAATATAGAGTTGCTTAGATGGTTTATTGAGAAGTATCAAGATAGAGTGAATGTTATTGATTGTATAAATGTTGTTGCGTACAGTTATGATGATATAGCATATTTATGGATGACCATTATGGAGAACGGGATAAAGCTTAATAGAAAGTTAATAGATAAGAAGTATGTTGATATAGATTTCATAAAACGTATGAAGAGTGGAGATGAGGAGTGGAATAAAAAGGTTGATAAGTATTTTCAAAAATAGTATAAAGATATAATGATATTGCTATATAATGTTTGTTGGTATAAAATTAGCATATACTGATTTATCAGAAAATAGTTTAAAATTTAAAAGTATTATGGAGAAGTATCCGGATTTTTGTACGTATTATGATTACAATTGTAGACATGTGTATATTTCGCCACGGAATTATCCTGAAGATTGTGATTATGATGGGAATTGGTATGATTGTAGTATTCCGCTAACTGGAATAGATTTGATACCTGGTACAACTGAGACTTTGGTTAAGATTGGACAGGAATTGAGTGGTAAAATAGTAAATCCAAGGATCTACTATATATATGAAGATTAGGTATTTATTTTTTTTTGGAGTAGTTTTTTTCAATTAAACACTTTTCTAAAAGTTTTAAAAATACTTAAAGAGATAATTCTAATAGTTGTTGTAGATGGATGGGTGGTGTGTACATAAGTTGAGATTTCAATTTATCGTATGCGGTCTACAAATCTGTGATTTATTGCACTAATGCAATTAGTCTACAAATCTGTGATTTATTGCACTAATGTAATTAGTCTATAAATCTAGCCTCCTTAGCTCAGATAGGTAGAGCGACGGCCTTTTAAGCCGTTGGTCGTGGGTTCAAGTCCCACAGGTGGCAAAGCTATTGTTCCCTTAGTTTAGAGGAAAAATCTCTGTCTACGAAACAGAAGTCGTGGGTTCGATTCCCACAGGGAACTTATGAAAAATAATAACTTGGTTTCCCGAGCGGTCAAAGGGGTAGCACTTAAGATGCTATGCGTAAGCTTCGTGGGTTCGAATCCCACACCAAGTATACTTTTTAAAAAAAAAGTATTGTCAAAAAAATTATAAGCCGATATTGTGTAATGGTAAGCACATCTGTTTGTCGAGCAGAAAGTCAGGGTTCAATTCCCTGTATTGGCGTTAACTGATTAGCTCAGAGGTCTAGAGCGACTGTCCCATAAGCAGTAGGTCGTTGGTTCGAATCCAACATCAGTTACATGTTCTAAAGAACACTGTTGTCAAAAACTGGACATAGCACAATTGGTAGTATGCGTTTGACTGTAAATCAAAAGGTTGCCGGTTCAAGTCCGGCTGTCCAGATTTAGTATTCCGAAAGTTAACTAGTAAACAAGTTAATGCGTAGGGTTTAGTAGGGAGATGCAATGTTGCGGAGCAATCCGGCTTTGCTTGACCCTACGGGGATGTAGCTCCAATGGTAGAGCGCTTGTTTTGCACGCAAGAGGTTATGGGTTCAAATCCCATCGTTTCCACAATCTTTATAAGCCGGTATGGTGTAATGGTAAGCACATTTGTCTGTCTAACAGAAGATCTGGGTTCAATTCCCAGTACTGGCGTAAACTGATTAGCTCAGAGGTCTAGAGCGGCTGTCCCATAAGCAGTAGGTCGTTGGTTCGAATCCAACATCAGTTACATGTTCTAAAGAACACTGTTGTCAAAAATTATTCGAAAAAAATTTTAAATAATTTGGACACACCGTTTTAGATTTTAGGTTTAACCCTTTTGGGATTTAAACCTTCACTTCGTAGTAAAAGGGTTTTGTTTATCAGGTTTCCCGAGTGGTCAAAGGGGTTGCTTTCAAGTAGCAATGCGATATGCTTCGTGGGTTCGAATCCCACACCTGATACTGGATATAGTTCAATTGGTAGAACAGCGGTCTGTAAAACCGTATGTAGCTGGTTCGAGTCCAGCTATCCAGAGGATTAATATTTCGAAAGTTAACTAGTAAACAAGTTAACGCGTAGGGTTTAGTAGGGAGATGCAATGTTGCGGAGCAATCCGGCTTTGCCTGACCCTGCAGGGGATGTAGTTCCAATGGCAGAACGTTCGTTTGGCTAACGAAAGGTTATCGGTTCAAATCCGATCGTCTCCACCATATTATAATATGATAGTGAACCTATTATATTATTAATAAAAAATGATTTTATATTTATGTAACTGTGTTGTTTCATTGTATAATCAACAATGGATTACTGACATTGACAAAACTTGGTAGAGGAATTTAGATTGAACGTAAATATGTTATTGATAAAATGAAGAATTTCAAAGGGTATATAAAGATTATAAATTATAAATTGTCTATAATGAGATATGTTATAGAGAAGATTAATGTGGACGATGTATACTATTATGGAAAAGATAAATACAACTCCAATAATCACTGGAAGAGTACATGTGACACGCCAGAAGATTACATCCAAGTTTTGGAGAAGACCGAAACGAAACACTGGATCGACAAGTTCCACAGATACTACACAATTCTCAATATTGACAAATCTGATCTCGCTTGGATGAAAGATGCAGTCAATATATCGAGTATAACATCGAAAATATCGGGTGTTCACAAAGATGAGATTGAGAGAGCCATACAGAAATATGAGAAGCATATCGGACATCTGTTCAAGCATGGTGAAAAATACTTTGTAAGATCAGATACAGTTAGTTTGAAGGAGGGAATTCATGGTGTTGGACCGTACACGAATGTTAAAATGATTATAGAGTCTCTCGTATCGTGTAAAACAGGACATTCACCAGTTGAAGTTTACACTGAAGATGTTAAATTGTACTTGATGAAATGGCAGGAGAATCTTGTGTTTCACAAAGAGTTCAGAGTGTTTGTGCAAAACAGGAGAATAACGGCGATTTCCCAACAGCATCTGTACACTGTGAACAATATACTAGCACCACTAAGTGAAGAGGATAGAGAGAAATTGATAAATGAGTGGATTACTACAATAAATACATACTTTGAGGATGTAATAAAGGATAAAATAACAGTTTTGGATTCATACGTTATGGATATTGCAATTCTAGATCATACTAACGAAGCATATTTCATCGAAATCAATGCGTTTGGAAAAGATTATTCATCTGGATCATCACTCTTTCATTGGATAATAGATGATATAAAACTTATGGGAAAAGTTAAGGATACAATTTTCTTCAGATATGCCGTTTGAACAAGGAAGTCAAAATAGTCGATCTATATTATTCGGAATAGATGTCTGCTCCTGTATGTAAGGTCGTAGGGGGGTTAATCTTCGGGATATAAAATCTCCACCACGTAGCAAGTTGTAGGTTGTGTAGTGTCTTATAGGAATAGGCACTCTCCCTATAAAAAATTGATTTTTATTTTCTATTTAAAATATAATTATTTATAGATACTATGCAAACTGTAAAATATGGATGTGTGAATGTTGAGATTAACAATAACCAAAAACTTGAGAACCCTGATAAGTTGGGCAATTATTCTTCGAAAAAGTTGAACAGTCTTATATGGAATACATTGGCTAGTAACGGTTATCGTTCAGGTGTTTTGCGAGATATGATCTCTAAGACTCCTGATACATATTTGACCGGTTCATACCTTTTGTGGTGTTTGGAACAGTTGATTAACCATGACAAGAAAGAACTAACTTGGAAACCAAGTGACGTAGACATCTTTACATCGGACAGAGACTTTCCAGAGAAGTTGAACAAGGCGTTCAACGAGACTGAAGTTTCGACTGGTGAACTAGATGTATGTGGAAACTTGATTTACAAGAAGAACGAGAATTCATCGTACAATTTTGTTAAGCGAAAAAGTACATACGATTTTTTTCAATCTGGCGAAACACCGTCTCAGAAAAATATCGTTGATATTTACGAATGGTACAGTAGGAACAACTGGTCTAAGAGAGGACCAGAGAAGATTCAAGTGATTGTTGTTGATGATTCTGCGAAGAAGGCAATTGAGGAGTTCGATTTTGATCTTGTCAAGAGTCGTTGCGACGGTAAAGAGATTTATGTACCACTCAATACTCTTAAAAGTATTAAGAATCGACGTATTGATTTTCCGTCTGATTTTTATCTAATAAGAAACCTTATCAGCTCCTACAAGAGATCATGTAAGTATGCTAAACGTGGATACATTATTGGATATCCAGAATATGTCAATTATTTGTATTCATCTCAATTCACTGACGAGGAGATGGAGGGTGTCAGATCTAAGTACAGATTTTCAAACCCAAACGAACTTGTTCTTAAAGAAACAGATTACGATAAGGTGAGTGAGAACAATATTTATGATTGTCTCGATTCACTTGAGAAGGCACTTTTGGCTGGTATCAAGCCACCTTTTTACATCGATTTTATGGGGTACAATATACAAAGTGGGGGATTTGATAAAAATATGAGAAACAAGTTCAAGAAGGTGTTCGAATGCTATAGAGTTGTAGAATTAATTGATAGATGTGGTGTTCGTTTGTTTATACGAAATACTGATACTCACGGCAGACATATTATTCTTTTTTACCCAGAAACTTATGATTTCTGTGTCGGCGGCAACAACATTGAGATGGAGATCAAGAAGACAAAGAAGGTAACCGAAAATCTGGAGGAAGATGATGAAATCCCTTCTGATGAGGAAATCCCTTCTGATGAGGAAATCTCTTCTGATGAGGAAGAATGCAAGGTTCATCCTGAAGTTGTTGAGCCAATGCAAGTAATCGAACCAACTATTGTCTACAATCCAGTAGATATTGGTATTGATGAACTTAAGAATCGTCTCAATTCTTACGACACTTTGTTCAAGAGTTTCTCTGATATGCTCAGTGTTCACTTTGACAAGGAGTCTATCAAGGATCTGAAGGCACGTAATGATTACCTTGAAACACAGGCAGAACAGTTCCAACAGAGAATTGAGACTCTCAAGTATGAATGTTCTCAATTTGAGAACGCAGCAAATGCTGAATCACTTGAGGTTGCTTCTTTGCAAGATTCTTTGAAAGAGAAGGGAAAGTATATTGACTCTCTTGAGAAGAAGTTGAAGGATACACTTGATAGTGAACACAAGTATGCATGTGAAGTTGGTTCTCTTAAATTGAAGAACATGGAGCTTGAAACTGAACTCAAGAATTTTAAGGATACAAGAGAAGGATTGATGTCTGGTCAAGCAGAAGAAATCGAGACTCTTAAATGTAAGAACTCAGAACTTCAAGATGAATTTGATCAACTCAAGAAGGAGTACAAGGAGAAGTGTGATACATTTGAAGAGCACAAGGCTCGAATTATGGCACTAATCAAATAGGGAGAGTGCCTCTCCCTATAAGACCCTACGCTCTACTAACTGAGTTTTGATATTATTTATAAAAATACTTAAAGATAATTTTACAGATAGTATTGTTGTGGTCTCGTAGTTTAATGGCAGAATAGCATTTTCCTAAATTGTTGATGTGGGTTCAATTCCCACCGAGACTTCGATCTCATAGCTCAATTGGCAGAGCAGTTGTTTTCTAAGCAATCGGTTGGGGGTTCAAGTCCCTCTGAGATCTTATATGCGTAGGGTTCTAAAGGGAGAGACACTCTCCCTTTTTTTTTTTTTATAAAATTTATTTATAATATGATTATTATAAATAATTCTCAAGTTCTTTGTTCCAAAAATCCTTTGCAAAGGATACTATTTCCTTTCCATTCTGTATGGTCATTTAGAAACAGTGGATTTGGTTCAAATCTCAATTCTTCAATTAAATATTTGAAACATAAGACATTGTCCTTTATATATGCAAAACACATTGCAGAAGGAGATATATTGTGTTCATGTTCAATAATGCATTTCAGGAATTTCACAGATCCGTTTGCACAAATGAACTCGGACAAATCATAATCAAAAGAACACTCTTTTTCAAGCAAATACTTGAAACAGTGTAACTGATCAGCTTCTATTGTCGCCTCCATAACATCATTATCGAGTTTGCATCCTCTTTCTTCCACTGCATATTTCACCATGCACAGCAATCCTTTTTCAGCAAATACAGCAATAGTTGTGTTGTTAATGGATTGTCCGCAATCCTCTACGAGAAATTTGAGAGTTTCTGGTGTACAACAGTGCATCGTAATACAGTTTGGCATTTTTATACCCAATTTGTGCAAATGTTTGATGAGATCTAACCTATCATGGCCGGTTGCTTCTCTGTATATCTTATTATATTCAAGGCTTTTTAATTTTTTAGTACTCAAATAGAATATGGCATCTCTGCACTTATCATAGTTTATACCAATCATTCTCTTCACATCATAATTAGTCATTATTAATTTATCTCCATGTTTTTCATAAAGATACTTTACACAATCAATATTACCACTGTTTATTGCATAATTGTAAAGATATCTAATATCGTAAGGTGCATGGTTTTCAATAGCGAAAACCATGCATTCATAGTTACCCTTTTGTGCACTTATATGAACAGCAGAACATCTTTTTTTATCGAAATTCGGTGGTATTACATGACAATATGGAATTGTCCATTTTACTGTTCCAGTTTTTAATGCATATTTTAGACAATCAATATTTCCTATTTCTGCAATATGTGATAATACATGTATATTAAAAAAAGCACTCAAAAAAGTACGATATTCACTGTAATATTGTTTCAAAATTGGTAAAGATCCTGTTTTAATACAAGCTTTTAGTTCCTCTGTAGGATCTGGATTATCAAGAGTTACAACTCTCTTAAAGTTGTAAATATCCGGAAAATCTTTGTAATCTTCAAAAAATGTTCCATAATCATCAATACGCTTCATTAACGCATGATAAAAAGAAGCATGAATATCATGTATTCCCCAGAATCTGTAAACATCCGCAGCGTGTCTTATACTTTTCAAATTGATGTCTTTACAATCAAGAAATGAGAAATCCTCAATCCAAAATCGTTTGTCAATTGGAATATCTTCATTTTCGTCATATTCTGAAAGAGATTCATTGTAAAATTTACTATTTTTGTAAAATGGACTTAAATCTTTCAGTTTAAAAGTTGTTGTCGTCATAATATACACTACGCATGAAACAAACATCACAAAATAAAAATCAGTTTTTATTGAACAAAAATTGATTTTTTTTTACCAATACTTTCTTTACAAAAAAGTATAAAGTATGGATAAAGTCAAAGATTTTTTTGGAAATATTGTCGACAAAGTTGAAGGTGTGAAGAAAACTATTTTCGGAGACGTTTTTAGTAAATATGAAGACACAAAGGCAAAAAAGGAGATAGCACTGGCTGAAGCAAACAAAATATGTTATGAAGAATACAAAAAATACACACAAAAAAATCTCGAGGAATATAACAAAGAGGAACTCGAGAGGATTGCATCATCTGGGAAAACAAGTGTATTTTTACAATATACCGCTCACAATTCATATCCAGGATTTAAATATGAAAGCTATGCTAAACCAGAAGAAATCGATGCTAGGTGCAAAGCTTTGCGAGATGTTTCTCAAGAGTGGAATCGACATGGTGATTTACCAGTTCGTTTGAACTATAAGGAGAAGAAAAGGAGTTTTCTTGATTCAGGACGATGTTTACAGTGTAGTCTTTACATAGAATGGACAAAAATAGAACTTATGAAGCTTAAAGCTGAACGTTTAATAGGTAAATATATCGAATAAAAGAATTATTTACTTTTATTGAAGAATATTTTTTCTAAAAAGTATATTATAAAAGTATTGATTATGGTAATTGAGTAGTCATTGTCTTGAATAGATCAAAATTGATATTAGTTGCCGTTCTTGCTAAAACTGCAAATCGCACAATCTTAAAGTATTTGCCATACTTCTCAAGTGCCTTTTCAAAAATGTCCTTCACATCGTATGGGGGGTTGCGGAATGCACCACATCCTAAAGCACCCAAAACCAGTGCTTCATGTCCATCCAGAATACCCAATTTGAATATGGACTCAATCTTTCTTCTCATCAATTCATAATCTTTACTGCTGTCATATCTCTCATGACCTTTCTCATCCATAAATGTCACAGGTCTACGAATAGCAGCCAATGCCAGAAAATCAGCATCGAACTGTTCATCCTCTGGCAAAAATCGGTGATCATCACCTCTAAAAACTTTCACGTTCGTCGTCTCAATCATCTGATTCTCCGACAGAGGATAGAACTCCTTCCTATTCTTCAAGTTCAGATACATCGAGTAAGATGTCTTTCTGAACAGATCTTCCTCCTGAGCTCGTGAACCCTTTCTAACACCACCTCCTGGCATGTAGTCAGAGGCGAAGTTCAGAATGAGTGTTTTACAATCGGTAAGTCCGGTGGCTGCTTGCAAACTTCCTTCATTTCTTACAACAATGTTGTTCTCATATGTTGGTAGAACCGAGAGATCAACGCTTTTAAAATTCTCATCAATATCCTCGATTGTTAAAAGGTAATTTTCACCTCTCTTATCATGTTTCAAGTTAACTTGGCAATATCTCTCTGTGTCCTTAAAAATGTCAACCAAATCTTGGTTCTTATTCTTAGGCTTCCTTGTACTATCTGTACGATTCTTCTTACCCTTCGCGGATCTATTTTTATATGCTCCACGTGTTTGACGTCCTTTCTGTTTCGGATCAAAATACATTCTTACTTAGATTATACTTGAGATGTTCACTATATTTTTAAATCAATTTTTAAAATTATTAATGGAAATTTTGCATTTGAAGATTTATTGAGAATATATGTTATAATGAAGTTTTTTAGTTCTGGGACAGATGGAGGTGACAAGTCAGGTGTAACGGGTTTTTGGTTGTTTGAAATTAAGTGGTTGTTCTCAATCGCATTATTAAGATTTGCAAAAGGAACAAGAGAAAATTATCATTCACATGCATTTAACGCATTAACGTGGTTTATTTCTGGAAAAATAGAGGAGCAACATCTTAATAAAGAGCCGATGTATTGGACACCGTCTTTAAAACCTAAATACACACCAAGATCGACATTTCATAGAGTGAATGCGTTGGAAGACACATGGGCTTTCACTATTAGAGGTCCATGGTCTAAAACATGGTATGAGTATGATCCACATGATAAGAAGTACATTGAGCTGAAGAGTGGTAGAGAGATTATTGGCAAGTATGATCAAGAGCCAAATAGTCTGTAATTCTTGTTGCGTAATCTGGTAGAGACTGTTTAATATCATCTGCTACAATCACTAGATCGTGATCACCCAAGAAAGTACACACTATTGATAGTGAACTTGGGGATGCAACAAATATGGATGAGTGTATGAAATCACTAAGTACATTGAGAATATGTTCATCTTTTCTATACACTAGATACTCCGACCCTTTATCATTCAATATATCTGTCAAGAATTTAACATCACCATCAGTGTGTATATAGTATGTATGACTATTTGGTAATACATCACACAGTCTCACCAGTTTTTCTTTGTAAGAATCTATATCCGCTTTTCTTTCTGGATATTTTATAGCATCTCCCTCTCTAAAGTGAATAACAATATTATCACTTTTGAGTCTATTCTGTGGCAACTTATCGTTTATGAATAGGTCTCTGTATTTGACTATGTTACTCTTAAACTTTGTTATTTCTAGTTGGTTTATAGGTATTCTGTTAAAGTAGTATGCATTATCGAGTGAGTACAGTGTATATGAGTCATAATTTGTGGGAATTTTGTAAACCTCGTGTGAATAGATAATAGCTTTGTAACTTATTGGCTTCTGTTCATGCATTTCCATAAACCTTTTACCAATTTCTTTGACATATTTTTCAACATCATTTTTCATCTCATTTGTTAGATGTTGAAAATGGAATCTCTTATTTACAAAGACACAACCATCAAAGTAGTAATCTTTCACACCATGAAGTGCTAAACAACTGAGTAGTCCTTGTAATTGATGACCAACTCCATCTAGACCGTGTTGAACTATATGTAGCATATATATGCATACAATTTTAATTTTTATCATTTTTTACTTTAAAAAATAATCTACATATAGATATGTAGTACCGGTTAGCTCAGTTGGATAGAGCATTAGTCTTCGAAACTAAGGGTCACGGGTTCAAGTCCCGTACCGGTAAAACTTTTAGAAAAAGTTTTAGATCAAAAAAATGTAAAACTAAAAGTTGTATTAAAAATTGAAATTTATATCAAAAACTACGAATACTTTTTGATATAAAGAGAATGTAGATAATATTACCATTATGTTTAAGTTGACTATATTGAGTTTAATGTTTATTAGTAATGTTTTTTCTCTCAGACCGGTTGTACATACTGATATGACTGGGAAATTGAGTATGAATATTACACTCGATAATGACAAATATGTTCTCGTTGAAGCTACTCCTTCAATTGGGAGGTTTATTAGTGATAATTATACAGAGACTATTTATTATAGTGATGGTACATTGGAAACTTTTGGAAGAATGTTTGATAAATATTCTCATTGGACTGGTTCAGCTAGTTTTTCTACAAACTCAACAGGATCGGTAGCTTTTTCTATAAGAGATTATGATTCAATTGCATTAGATAGTTCATGTCCGGTTCATTTCATAAAGGGTTTAATTAGAGATTATGGTACAGGATTTGAATATGTTATTGAACCAGTTAGTGTAAAGAGGGGAGATGTACAGACAAAATGGTGGGATTCAGGTATATATGAATTAGGTGAGCATACAATTGATGTATCTGATCATTATCGTAGACATTTGAATCAGGATAATGATACAGATAGTTGTGGAGGGGGATTAATTGTTCCAAGTTATGAGAATTTTACATTTCTTGAACCTAATCAGGAAATACTTATTGATTTGGAGTATGTTGAAATAGAGAGTAGATATCTTCTGTTACAGATAGATAATGATAATAGAAGGTGCAATGATTTAGGTGTTGATGGTGCAGCACAGAATACATTAGATATAATTAATATAGTATCTATTTATTTTGAGGATGCTGGTGTTCAAGAGGGATTTATTTATAAAACTTATATTGTTTTGACAAGTCAAACATTCTTTGTGGATGAAGATCCTTGGGAGAATGATATATCACCAAATAGTAATGGAGAATATTCATCTGATGATGTATTGGATGGATATAGAAATTGGGTCATTAATTCAGATAATAGTGGGTTTCATGTATCACATATATTCACTCATAGAAGTTTACAATCAGGTGTTTTAGGTTTAGCGTATGTTGGTGTTGTGTGTTTTGAGAATTACGCGATTGGTTTGGATAAAGTGAACACAGGTAGTATAAGACCCATCTATGTGACTGTTCATGAACTTGGACACAATTTTGGTATGAATCATGATGGTTCTTCTAACTCGTGTGATAATAGTTATATCATGGCACCATATGTGAAAAACACATTGAATGTTACTTGGTCACAATGTTCTGTGACATATTTTAATACATTGGCTGTGAATAATGGAATGGATTGTTTGCTCAAGGATCAACCAACAGATATTTGGCAAGATGTTTGTGGTGATGGTTTAGTGACTGGTTCAGAGGAGTGTGATACAAGAGGTGTTGATGATGCTTGTTGTAATGGTGCAAATTGTACTTTATGGAGTGGTGTGAAATGTTCATATGAGAATGATCCATGTTGTACTCCAGAATGTACATTTATTCAATTTTATGTTGGGGAAGGTGCAGAAAATAATGTTCTGTGTAGGGAAGCTGATGGTGATTGTGATGTTCCAGAGTATTGTCATGGTAATTCAGGAGAATGTCCTGATGATATTTATTTACCAAATGGGGATCAATGTTTGTCAGATATTTATGAAACGAGTGGTATTTGTTATAATGGTATGTGTATGAATGGTGATGATGTATGTGAATCTTATAGTTATTTATATGGAATAGATTTATATGATGGTGGGTGTGTTAGATATGATTGTGATTATCTTGTTTGTGGAATGATTACTTTTGGATGTTTATTAGTTGGAGGAGATGAGCCAGATGGTTTATCATGTGGAGATGACAAACAGTGTGTTGATGGTCAATGTGTTGATTCTATATATATTCCACAATGTGGAAATGGTGTTGTGGATAGTGATGAAGAGTGTGATTGTGGAAGTGGTGATTGTTTTGAGATAGATGATTTATGTGATGCAAGAACATGTACATATTATGTTTCCATGGAGGAAGGTGTAGTTGTGTATGAATGGGATTTATCGACTATTTATAGTTACAATAATGATATTGGTAACTGGACAATAAATTCAACTGGAAATTATGAATTTAGGTATAGAGGTGATTTAGATGCAGTTTTGTTAAGAAGTGGGAATTTAACAAGAACATTGGAAGATCAAGGATATACATATTATTATGTGGAAGGTACAGTATTTAGTAGGAATATGGAAAATGAAGGAGATGAGTGTTTTCTTTTGTTTTCTACAGATAGTGGTGAAACATGGGGATATCCTGAATTGCTGAGACTTGATGGTAAAAATTATGAAAAAGATGAGATTAAATATGCCAGTGGTATTTATGAGAATAATGATGGTAATCTTTTGGTTAGATTTGGCACAATTGGAAATGGTTACTATGATACATGTTTTTTGAAAGATGTTAAAGTTATTGGATATAACAGTTTGGATTCATTTAATAGAACAGTTGTTTACAATTATACAGAAAATGGATTGGATGAATGGTTGAAGATATCTAATAATGATTTTAATGTAAATGGTGATATTGTAAATATAAATAGTTATGGTACTGGATATATTGTTTATTATATTGATAATATTGAAGCTGATGGATATTCGTTGTTCGTTAATATAGGATATAGTAATTTTAATAATGATAATGAAAGATGTGTATTTGATTATTCGGTTGACAGAGGATTAACATGGAGTGAATATGTTGTTGTATTGAATAGTACAACTAGTACAGATCTAACAGGTAATGTAGTTTTTCCAGTTTCTTCATTGCTTTTCAGAATAACATTAGAAAATATGGGAAATTACGATTTTTGTTATATTAATAATATTGTTCTTGAAAAATTAGATACACAAATAAATAATTAATATTAAAAATACTTAAAGAGATAATATTTAATATGTATTGTGGAAGAAATTCGATAGTAGGTATAGTGTAAAGGTACGGGGATATTGCATTTCCCCGTAGACCCCTACGCATACATGCAGGTATAGTGTAAAGGTTATCATTACTGCTTGCCAAGTAGTAGATCTGGGTTCAATTCCCAGTACCTGCACCATTATCGATATGGTATAATGGCTATTATGTTTGCCTTCCAAGCAAAAGATCCGGGTTCGATTCCCGGTATCGATATAAATATACAACAATATATTTATATTTATAACAACTACAATATTTATAACAACTACAATGTTTTACAAAAATCATACCCATTTTTATATGAAATTATTTAATTTATAAAAAAAAATATAAAAAATATAAAAAATATAAAAAATATAAA